TCCTACAGACCCCATGCGATGAGATAGAAAAGGTAAAAGTGGGGACGCGAAAGATCGGCCCCGTGGTATCGAAACGGCTCTATGATTTACTGCACGCGTAATGTACAATGTATTCCAGAAATGTCAAATTCATTAGACGGATGCAAGGTAATCCTTCATAATAATAATTTCCTTCTGCTGCGTCTGGATGATTTGATCCAGTAAATGCGAAATGGAATTGGGCTCCTTCTCCACCTGCTTGCTCATCATAACAGCCATGGAATGATGAGGAATCATCCCGCGAAGGTACTGAATCTCCGTTACAAACGCCTGGGTGCGAATCAAGACAAAGAAGAGGACCGCCAGAATAAGGCCAAAGAGTGCTCTGCCAACGCGCATGGTAAGGAGACCCATAAAGAAGAACATCCAGCCAGTCATGAGACCCACCATATAGAAATCGTTGAGACTGAAGCGGACATCATCCCAGTTATCCACCCACATATTCATGGTAGACGCATATCCTGCCAGGACGCATGCCAGAAGCATCATGATGTTGTGATCCATATTACTCTATCCTCTCATTTTAAATTTCCCTCCATCCAATGATGTATGAAAAAGGCCAAGGCGCCAAAGACCGTATCCACCAGAAGTACCACATAGGCCATATGATTTTTCGAGATGGCCAAGTAGGCAAATAATCCCCACAGCATCATATGGATCGGTCGCAGATTCTTCCACCACATCATATTGCTTACCTTTTCCCATGCCGTATTGGGCTCAATTAAAAAGAGGACATAGAACCAATAGAGAACAGGATATAATGCAATAAACCCAATCACTTGAAGGTTCCAATCATTTGCGGCATAGCTCAGATAGGTTACAAATAAACGAAACCCAATGCACCCAATAAGAAAAGTAATGAGTCGTATGACAAAGACGGGTGTCATTCTATGGTAGGCACGGAGGTTCTTAGCGGTTAAAATATTCAGGGACAGAACGGGGTTGAGGCAGGTTGTTCGGAGGATTCGTCATGTTCTGTAAAAAGGCGCTGGGGGGAACATAATCGGCCGCCGAAGGCGGCGGTGGTCCTGCCGTGGGATTGGAAGTAGGTCGGTTGAGAACGGTGTGAATGGCAGCGGGCGAAGGTCGTACCATGGATCCTCCCTGCATCTCACCAGGTGTCTGAATGCGCACTTTGCGCTGGGACTTTCGTGCAGAAATGAGCCGAGATGCCTCTTTCTCTTTGCGCTCCACTTCTGCCTGGGTACGCTCTGCCGATTCTAACATGGCATGCATGATGGGGGACTGCTCCACCAAATAGGACTTCTCGTGATGAATCCAGGATAGATAGAGCATGTTGGGCGGAGTATAACGGACTTCATAGCCTGCATGTCGGAGCTGATAGATCAGATAAATGACACAGTCCTCCAGATCGATCTTTGGCAGACCCAGAATGAAAGGAGGGACGGTATAGAGTAAATAGCACTGGGAGTTCGGGAGTTTCGAAATGACACGAATGCGGTTATAAATCTGTTCGAGGATTTTGTTATAGGCGCGAAGACGGGAGGCATCCTTGGACCTGCGTTTATCGTAGAGTTCCGCTGGATTTAATTGTGGTGTGGGTTGGTCCATTACTGCTAATGGATTGCAAATGTGTCACGCCGATCCATTCACACCATGGGGCTTGAGCCTTGCTCAGGCACGAACGGTGACTCGTCTTTGTCTTTGCCTTTGTCCTTTCCTTCGTCGGGTCCGTGCTCCGTTGAAAACGGAGCAGCATATGTTGTTCTTCGAACAACGGGTTTGACCAAACATTTGATTCGTAGCGGTGCGGCGCACACGAAGACTGCTGGATTTGGAGGAACCATGTCCCCCTGTAGGAATGATAATGAGCTTTGCATGAGGAAGTATTTCTTTAACGGTATAGGCATTGGAAAGAGGGCAAATCATGTCATAGCGTCCATGAATCATCGTGATCGGAATGTGTTTAAGGGCGGATAGGTTCTTCAAAATCTGGTCCTCTTTGATCCAGCAATCATGTGCAAAATAGTGATTTTCGATAGTGGCAATCGCCAGTGTTTGTTGTTTATTCATTCGATTCTTGGTGGGAGGGATCAAGCGAGAAATGCGTCGTTCGAGACCCCACCAGGCATCCGCATAGGCTTGCGCGGAGGGCCCGCGAAGTTTCTGTTGGTAGTAGCGCACAATAGTCTTCCAATCAGCATGGCGCATTGTTGCAGGGACCATGGAGATATACTCCTCCCACTCTTTGGGAAAGACGCGAGAGACACCTCCTTCGCCATAGAGCCATGCATTGGATGCCCGATTACAGAGGCAAACGGCACGCAAAAGCAATCCGGATACATGTTGAGGATAAGTTTCAGCATAGAGCAATCCGAGGGTTGTTCCCCATGATCCTCCGCTGATAAACCATTGATCAACCCCCAAAAAGCACCGAAGCATTTCGATGTCTTCGATCAAATCCGATGTGGTATTGTGTTCGAGTCGCAGAAAGGGAGTCGATTTTCCACATCCGCGCTGATCAAAGAGAACCACGCGCCATTTTTTCAAGTCATATTGTTTGAGGGAGTCGCGACAGAGACCACCGCCTGGTCCGCCGTGTAATTCGATGGCATTTCTCCCATATGCTGCACCATGTACTTCATAATAAATGGTGTGACCGCCGCTAACAAGTAGATATCCAGAAGAAATCATGAACCTATTCTCATGTGAGAAAGGATATAAAAAAAGAAAGGGAGAATCGAACAGGAATGATTCCCTATCGCATTTATTTATCGGGCGGTGGAATCTGTGCCACGGCACATGTCGGTGCGCTTCTGGAATTATCAAAGCGTATCCCATTACAGGCCGTTAAAGAATGGATGGGTGTCTCGGCAGGATCCTTCGTGGCCATGTGCCTATGTATCGGGTTTACCTTGGAGGAGCTAACCGAATTTTCCGTTCGCTTCGATTTTACAAATATCAAAGAAATGGACACGCTTTCGGGATGGATCTTGCATTTTGGGATGGATACAGGAGAGCGACTTCATCGTCTGGTGGAGGCATGTCTTCATGTAAAGGGTCTGTCTTCTCATTTTACATTTAAAGAATGTTATGACACATTTGGCGTCTCGCTCCGTGTGGTCGCTACGGATTTGAATGACGCCGTTGCGAAAACATTTAGCTACACGGATACGCCCGATTATTGTGTCGCGGATGCAGTCCATGCCTCCATGACGGTTCCTTATTATTTTCAGCCTTTTATTTGCCCTGTGACGGGACACTACTTAGTGGATGGCAGTGTCATTAGTAATTATCCCCTCTTTGTCATTCCTGAAGAGGAACATGCTCAGACGCTCAGCATTTTGATTCGGACTTCGGTGGAAAAGGTGGAGGATTTGATGAGCCTGGAAATGGATGAGCTAATAACACGGCCGCTGAATGTGGCGCTCCGAGAAAAGACGAACATCGAGGCTCGATTTTACGATGCGAGATGCATTCAGATTTTGCTGGGTGAGCTAAATATTTTGGAGTTTTCATTTGATGAAGACACGAAAAATACAATTATTCAAAAGGGGAAAGATGCTGTGATTCATTATTGGAATCAGCAGGTCAAACCCAGAAGGCGGCATTCCTTTTCATGATTTATTGATTACATACTCTTTACAAATTCGATTACTCGATCCGCGGTGCGCGCATGGGGGTACTCCACCACAGCCGATCCAGTATCAATCAGGATGGTGGGGAATCCCTTCACGGTGTATTTGGAGAGGGCCGCCTTGTCACGATCGGCATCGAGGATATTCACTACAGCTTTGCTTCCATCCGCGAGGGTAATGGGTGAGGCTGCCTGGAGTTTCTTAAATTCGGGGGCAGCCGTCTTGCAGTGTCCGCACCAATCCGCCTTGCAGATTACAATCGTCTTATCATTGCCCTGAAAGCCGTCGCGTTGTTTTGCCTTGTAGTTAATGAACACGATGACCAGAAACAAAACGACAATTAATCCATAAACCAATTTCATTCTATCTTATTCTGCTATTTTTAGATCCGTTTTCAACGGAGCACCAACCATCTAAACCATGCTCGCGATTCATAGATTATATGTCACACTGGAATCCGTTACAAGAACATCAAGAAACATGGGTGCCGGTAGGAGGATGGAATGCGAGTTTTTCGGAGATGGATCGAATTCAAGGCAGTGCCCTCTTCGCCTTTTTTACAAAGAAGGGCTGTCGTGCATCCGTAGCGAGTACCTTGGCGAACATGGTGATCTATAAACAAAAAAACCATGGTCTGCGATATTCGGAGGAACAAGAATCCCTGTTGCAGCGAATGATGCAGCCGATTATTCGCTAGGAAGGAGCATGAGACCCAGCATTGTCATAAAGAATAGGAAGGTGGTAAGAAAGATTCCTCGAATGGTGGGGAGTCCTGATGGGGCAACAAGGGTAACAATGCCTCCTAGAAATTGCTGGAGAATCATCATGGTTTCAGGGTTGGCAAATAGGAAAAAGACGAGTGCGCTATAGAAGCTGTATTTGGCTTTTAAAAGGACTCGATGAGGAGTAAATGTGGTAGAGGATTCAGTTGGCTGACTCATTCTGATTAGATGTAAGATTGTCAAAGGCAATTAACATACTCATTGCCAGCTCGGTGGAGGTATATGCTATCGTTGGAACAAACACATCCTCTACTGTTTCATCTCGCTTGGTTTGATAATCCGTTTCATAAAATACAGCATCATCTAAGTGAAGAGAGTCATACTCGATAGAGCGAAGTTCAAGGGGTGTATTCTTTTCCTGGATGTTGTGATAAGTGGTAGAAAGGAGATAGAGATGATTGCCGTCCATAAAGAAGGAGCTAATCGGCTCCTGATCAATAAGAAGGCGGATATTATGATCCTTTACATAGAGTTGAATGATGGGACGCTGTTCATTGGTAAAGGATTGCGTCGATAATGCATAGACTTGGCGATGAAATGCCTCCTGTTGTTTTTTGCTTCTTGCGCTAACATAATTCTGAACAGCATCCAATTGTGCAGTAACAAAGGTGAGAAGGGCAGGAGGGACATTGGTGATTCGGTAGAGTCCCTTGGGTTTGTCTCGAAGGATATCGCAGAGATGGAGGGTGAGTAACAGGGAGGGAAAGGTGTTTTCTAACGAAGAGGGAATACCCTTTTCCAACACGGTATAGAGGGGATCAAAAATGCCTTTAAATCGTCGTATAACAGATCCCATGGCATTCTGTAGGGGTTGAGAGAGGCGGTTTGATGTAGAATGGGTGGAAAGGTATTTTTTAATGTGTAAAATATCTAACAGGTTTTGAATGTGATGTTCCATTTCATTGGGCGGAAGAGGCGATTCATTTTCCTCCATGTTCTTAAAATAATTGAGGGATTCTTGGGGAGGGGTCATGTCATTCATGTGTGTCACGATATCGGATAGGCTGAGATCTTCCGTTTGCTTACGAATCTCCTTCCATTTTTCCTGGATATCCTCTGGGGCACGATCGATGTGCAATAAGATCCACGCGACTTTAATGATGAATTCTAATTTGTCATTTTCGCTGATATCGTGCATGGACTCGGGTAAAGTGGTAAGAGACTCTTGTTGTGGCTCACGCAATGATTCCATCAGGTGTTTCATTTGTATCATATCATTTTGGAGTTTGCGATTTTTTACATCCATGCTTGTAAATTCATTGGTGTGTTGCATTTTTTGTAGGCGCTTGCGAAGTTTATTGTTCAGCAAAATAGAATCCTGATGGTTTGCTATTTTGGTAATGGTCTTCTTTTTAGACTTCTTTTCGGATAAAGGGTCCATGCCCCGTTGAGAACGGGGCAGCATATTTTGTCCTTCGGACAAAGGGTCCACATCAAAATAAGTGCGAAACAGCCGTTCCGTATCAGGCAGAGCGTCAAAGTCTTGCTGAAATTGTTTTCGTCCTTTGAATCCTGGATAGGACCGCCCCCCTAATGCATATCGGGCTCCTCCCACTTGAATCGTTTCGGATAAGTGCTCCATACCTATATCATCGGGCGGAATTTCATCATGCCATTCTCACATGGATCATAAAAATTGATGACACATAAAGGATCTAAATCATACCAATAAAGAAGACATAGAATGAATCCAAATGCCTCAGAAAACACCAAAGTCTTTAATCCATGGAACCCAAAGAATCGGGAGGTCACTCCCTCAGATGTCATTCCGATTCTTCGAAAATATGGCTGGAAGGGCCGTTTTAATAACTTCAAACTGTTCGCGCAAGCCTGTTGCCACAAGTCCTATGTGGATCGCCCTGAACTATGGCAGGAGCAGGCAGAGAATGGGGAGGAAGTGATCATTGCCCCTCGTCCAGATGACTGTATTCCTCTGCGAACCTCGGACAATGAAGAGCTGGAGTACTTGGGAGATCGTGTCCTGGGTCTCGTGATTGCCTCTTATGTTACCAAGCGTTATCCGGGTCAGGGAGAGGGATTTCTCACCCGTATTCTCTCTCGAATCGTGAATAATAAACAACTGGGAAAGCTGGCGAAGGATGTGGGGATGGGCCAGTTCATCATTCTGAGCCGTCATATGGAGGAAGTTTGTGATGGCCGCAACAATCTTCGCATTCTGGGTTCCATGTTTGAGGCCTGGTTTGGTGCGTTGTATCTACAGGAGGAGGATCTTGGCCGTGGCCTCCAGCAATGCAACGATTTCCTGGTGCGAATCATTGAGCGACACATCGATTTCGTACAGATTATTATCGAGGACACAAACTACAAGGATCAGCTTCTTCGTAAGTTCCAGGCGATGTATCATGTTCCGCCGCGATACAAGGAGATTGCAGTAGTGGGTCCGCCGCATGATCGCATCTTCACGATGGGTGTACTGGACCCGATGGATCGCATTCTGACGACGGCGACGGCGCGAAACAAGAAGGTGGCAGAGCAAGAGGCGTCGCGCGCTGCACTTGAACTACTGGATCCGTTGTCCGAAGGACAACATATGCTGCCCCGTTTTCAACGGGGCGCCGACCCACAACAGGTAGATTCGCCTTCCGATGCAAAAAAGGCAAAACAGAAGAAATAAGGCCGATTCGGCTTCCTATTTTTATTGGGAGGACCGAATAGAATGGACGCCAGTAAGATTACACAGCTCCTCCAGAAACAGAATACACGGTATATTAATCGGGCGCAAACGGTGGATTCCAGTACATTAACATGGAAGAACCAGATTCAGTCTTCTACTTATATTAAGGGAGTGCCGACATGCCGCCCATTGACAGACCCTCCCACTACGAACACGAATGAATGCTCTGTTGGATGTCGTCCTGTCAATGGAATTAATGCCTACGGTGGCCAAGGAAAACAGACGAATCTTATGACGGGTTCGAGTCAGCAGTATCCGAATGTGTTAGCAGGAGCATCAGGAAGCGCAGCCCAAGTATACTCCTCGGATATTATTTTTATGCAGGCAGCGGGTCGCAATTCATGCTCAGTTCCTGGCACAAGCCCTGCTCCACCTGAAATACCTCAGAATGCATATGTCATTTTGCCAGCATGTTACTGCGTGAATACGAATGGCCCAACAAATAATACTACATATAATTTAATATCTTCTGTTGTATCTACTACGATTACTGGATCTACTATTACATCTGTTTTTTATCCTCCCACTCAAAATCCAATCGTTCCAGGCAATTCCACCAGTACCATTAACACATACAATATACCGATTAATAATCAGTCCAATCCCTATTTGCCCGCATTTGATACTTATTATTCGATGAAGAATCCAGCTTGTCAATTTCCTGTACCCGATCAAAATCAGAAGCATTTTGTCAAGCAGTGTCATACTCGATTTCCTGATGCGAACAATGGTGTGAATGTTCTATGTACGGACTGCACGACACCGCCTTATTTGAATAATGGAATCATTATTACTGCGCCTTATTCCACATCAACAGGGGTATACATTCCACCAACATGTGATGGCTGCATCATCGAATCAACCATTGTAAGTCGTTAAAGAGACAATGATATTTATCGCATATCCTACCACATATCATGTGTTAGGATGTTTGTATAGTTTCTAAGTAGAAGATAGATGTCTTCTGTACCGCGAGGACCGCCCGTTTTTAAACGAAACAAGAAGCTGACGCATCTGCCAGAGGATGTAAGAGTGACCTTACCTGAGAAGCCTTTAGCCGCCGCGCCTCAACCCTTTCAAGGCAGCCCAGCTCCTCCGATCAGTCAGGCACAAAAGAAAAAATCATTGGCGGCACAGGCCAATCCTTTACTACATCCGGCTGTAGCTCCTCTTGCACCATCCATGGCAGTATCTATGCCGCCGCCTCCACCACCTGATGTCAAGCCGAAGTTACCTCGTGCCAAGCGAACACCAGATCAAACGGAGCGCAAAGAGGAATTGACTCCCATTCAGCGTCAGCAAATGGAGGCCAGAATACCCGAAGTCTTAAAACAATATGAAATCAAACAAAAAGAAATTGTTTCCAATAATCCGTATCGCACAGATACATCCGTATATACGCCGCAAACTCGACGAAGTTTTTATCGGTTCATGACGGATAATTATGCGCCCTTTCTCTCCAGTTTTGTCCCCAGAGACAAGATCGATCCGAATGCCTGTAAGAAACTGGAATTGGCGGAGGGAAAGGAGGTAGAGGCCTTTTTGTATCAGCAGTTCGTTCGCGAGTACATTCGTAATGCGTCTCCCTATCGTGGTATGCTTGTGTATCACGGTCTTGGATCGGGCAAAACCTGTTCGTCGATTGCTGCCGCGGAGGCGCTGTATGGAACCGCCAATAAGAACATCATTGTCATGACGCCCTTTTCACTGCGTGCCAATTTTATGTCCGAAATCTCATTTTGCGGATTTCGTCATTTCAATGTACATAATTTTTGGGTAGAGCAGCCCTTTATCGCCATGGGAAGTGCGGGGCTACTATACGCGAAATCGGTCCTATCTCTTTCGGACAAGTATCTCGAGAGTCTATTGGCACGCAAAGATCCCAAGCGTATTGTACTATGGGTCATTGATTTCGATAAACCCTCCAATTTTAACAATCTCACTTCGCAGCAACAGGTTGATATTCGCGAACAAATCACCAATACAATCGAGAATCGTGTCACATTTATCAATTATAACGGTATTTCTGCCAAGAAGCTTAAAGAAATTGCATGCAATTCAAACGAACGCCTCTTTGATAATAAAGTGATTATTGTGGATGAAATTCACAATTTGATCCGTTTGATGCGTGGAAATATCGTTCCATTTATCGTGGCGCGAAGCAAGGCAGAGAGAAAGATTCCTGTGGAGAAGATTGAGCCAGGACGATGGAAGCCAAATGCGTGCGGGTTAGATGCCAATTATTCCCGTGGATATATGTTTTATCGACTTTTGTCAGATGCGCGAAATAGCAAAATCATTGGACTATCGGGCACACCCATCATTAACTTTCCAGAGGAGCTGGGTATTCTTTCCAATGTGTTGGGTGGATACATCGAATGTGTAGAAATGTTTTTGATGTCGATGAGTGACGAAGATATTAAGAAATTTCGACAAATCGCAGAGAGGGAGAAGCGAATTGATATCGTTCGATTCCTTATCGAGGACCGAAAAATGAAAGTCCTTCTGTCTGTCTTTCCTGAAGGATACGAACGCGATGATACGAGCGATGTATTTGTGGGTGTTCGTTACAATGAAGAGGCACAAGAGGGAATTCGCGCCATTTATCCGCGCATCAAGGCCGCGTTAAAGGCGGGAGGCCTACGCATTTCGGACACGGAAACCTATGTCTCGTATCCGCGATTGCCGTTGGACGATGAGAACTTTGTCAGGGAATTTATTAATAAAGGGGATCTTTCCATTCAAAAGGATAAGAGGCTCGTGCTACAGAAGCGCCTGACGGGTCTCATTTCATATTATAAGGGATCCAAGGCGGACTATATGCCGGCTGTTCATGATCATGGCATTGTCGAGTGTCCCATGAGTGATTATGTTCTTAAAAAATACACGGAAACCCGAATTGGAGAGATCGATGGTGAAAAGGGCAAGGAAAAGGGAGGAGACATTTTTGCGGTGGTCGAAGTCTTTGCGAAAATGAAAAATCCGTCGAGCTATCGATTTCGTAGCCGTGCGCTGTGTAATTTTGCATTTCCGCCAGGCATTACGCGTCCATTTCCAGGAAAAGAGGAGGAAACGGATGCAGAATTAGGAGCGGTATCAGAAGCAGTGGATGAGGCGGAAGAGGGGACCTATTCGGAAGAGGACATTGCAGCGGCAAATGCGGCGATGGAAGAGGCATACAATCTAGAGTACCCTGATGCGATTGAGGAGGATGAGGAGAATGAGGATGAGGAGGAAGAGAATGAGAATGAGAATGAGGATGCGGATGCGGATGCGGATGCGGATGCGGATGAGGATGAGAATGACTGGGAACAAGACTGGGCAAATTCAAATAATGAGGACCCGCAATGGATCGAACAGTATATGAAGGATGATGGATATACTATTGAGGATGTAGGTGGCGCAGGTGATTGCTTCTTCTTATCTCTACGCGATGGATTGAAGGATGTTGGCGTGGATTATACTGTGGCACAGTTACGATTTATTGTTGCAGAGGAGCTAACCCAGCCTGTCTTAGATGATTGGAAAATTCAAGCTCCTGCACTGGGTCATGAGTCTGCCTGGCTAAAAGGAGTAACGACGATCGAGCAGGCAAAAGAGAAAATTAAAACCTCCGCATTTTATGCGGAAGACTGGTCCATTAATGAACTCGAAGTTGCGCTAAATGTTAAAATGGTTATTTTTGATAATCAGAAACTCAAAATTGGTTGCGGTCAGGCCAATCGTGTAGAAGAGTTTGAACCTGATTATTATGTACTGGTTGACTATGTTGGTGATAATCACTACCGCGCTGTAAAATATAATGATGTTGGTGCATTTACATTTAGAGATTTGCCAGATGATTTGAAATTAAAAATTAAAAAGGAGTGCATGACAAAAGTGGTGGATGGACAGCGTGTGATCATGGAAAATTCAGCCTACCATAATATCCCTGATTTTAGAGCAATGCTTGATGCGGGTATTGATGATTTGGAAGAGGATGCAGAAGAGCCTGTGGAAGAGGAATATCCAGATGCCATTGTAAATGAGGAAGAAGAGGATGAGGAAGAAGAGGAAGAGGAAGATGAAAATCAGGAAATGATCGATGAACTCATGCAATTATCGGAAGATGAGCTAAAGTCGTATCGTGCATCAAAGAATCCTGAAATTCAGAGATTGCTGGCTAAAATGAATATGCTAAAGGGTGGATATCCTAGACAAAAGGGTGGAGATCCCGAGGAGGATAAGCTTCAAGCCATGTCAGTTGATCAATTGAAGAAGTTGAAAGTCATGGCGGAACAGACAGCAAATGCAGATTTGATTGGAATGATTACTAAAGTACTGGCGATCAAAGAGGCAGCTCCGAAAATGAAGAAGCCAGGTATTGCACCAGCATCAGCACCAGCACCAGTATCCGCATCCGCATCCGCATCCGCAAAAATGCCAAAGCCAGGTATTGCGCCTGCGGCAGCACCTGCGGCAACAGCAGCACCTGTTACCACATCCGTGAAAATGCCAAAGCCAAGCATCGCACCTAAAGCGCCCGCGCCAGGAATCCTCGAACAAGCCGCCGAAGCAGTGAAATCACTTGTTACAGGAAAGGCAGCCGAAGAATCATCCTATGCTGATCGTATTGCAAATGCCATGCGGTTACTGAATAAATTCCGCGATCGCTTCCTCCGAATGGTGCCAGAGGATCTAAAGGACGGAGGCCTCGAGCGCTATTCCACGAAATTATACGAGATGATCAGGCGTATTAATGACTCAAAGGGAAGCAACCTGGTCTACTCTCAATTTAAGGTGGTCGAAGGTCTCGGTGTTCTCGGCGTTGCTCTAAAGGCCAACGGATATACCGAGATTGAGATCAAAGGCAGCGATGCCAATCCACATTTTACAGACGCCACCATAAAATCATTTGAAAAGGGTGCACAAAATCGCTTCATTCTCTTTACAGGAGAGGGATCGCCCAAACGCCGCAATCTCATTCTTAATGTGTTCAATGGTAATTTTAACAAGCTACCAGGAAACATGCGTGATGTTCTTCAAAAGCATTTCGACAAAACGCTAAATAAAGGTGGAGAAATCTGTCGAGTCATTGGAATTACAGGAGCGGGCGCAGAAGGCATTTCCCTCAAATGCTGCCGCGCCGTTCATATCATGGAGCCTTACTGGAACAATGTGCGTCTGGACCAAGTGAAAGGCCGTGCCATTCGCATTTGCTCACACAAGGACTTGCCATTTGAGGAACGAACCGTCGATTTATACACCTACTATACTACCTTTTCCCAGGAGCAGCTCCAACAAAAGAAGATCGACACTACCATCGTCAATTCCGATTCCTATGCCTTTACAGATGATAACGGAAAAATAATAAGAACCATTCCCATTACTTCGGATCAAAATGTATTTATGATTAGTTCCAAGAAGGACAAAGTCAATCATGCCATTTTAACAGTTATGAAGGAATCCGCGATTGACTGTGTATTAAATAAGGGTGAAAATGACCCCGTTTCATGTGTGGAAATTGAGGGCCGTCCCGATCAATACCTATTCGATCCCAATTTGCAAGTCGATATCAATGAAACCATTATGACATTTAAGAAAGCCGCGCCCGCTCCGAAACAAGTAACCATGAGTGCCATTGAAAAGGCGCTGGGTTCCGCCTCCTTGCCACCACCATCCGAGAAGGTGCGCCGTGTCGCAAAGATTAAATACAAAGGAACCCTCTATTTCATTCGTGAAAAGAAGGGATCGGGTGGATCCATTATTGAGTTGTTTCCTGAGTCGGATCCCCAAACAAAGATGGCGCCGATTGGAGAAGGTCGTATGGATATCAATACAGGAAAGATCTTTGATATCCAGCTCAATTAGGTAGTATAGGCCCCACTTACATCAGGATAGGCAGTATAGATCCAATTTGCTTTAGATTCGCGTACGCGATCCTCCTTGGTAAGAACATGATCAAAGAAATGAATCCAGGCGAGATCATAGAAGAAGGAGGAGGTGGCGTATAAACTATTCCACCCCTGTTGGCCGCGCTTTGTTGCAGTACCGATCATGATATGACAGGGCTCGGTTTGCCAAATGGCATTCTGACGATACAAAGGAATACCCGTTTGAGTAGAAACAGATGCCATGGATAAGGAATCGCCACCATCCATGGGATCACACCGCAATTCAAAGGTATAGGCATTGTGTTCGATGGAAAAGAGATACCACCGATTAATGGAAAGAGATAGACGGATTGGAACAGTAAGAATGGCAGAGCCACCAAGATTGTGCTCCAACGAGATCGACCCGTCTTTCTGGATGATCACGGCCAATAACCCATTCCCCATCATAAAATGAAAAAGGGTATCACGAATCGGCATGGTCCGTAAGCGAATAGCAACCGTCATTGTTTTCCAGCTCTGATAGGCCAGATTCGGTAATCCAATCGTAGAATGCGCGCTATTCATGCGAACAAATGCCTTTTTCCCAGGCACCTGTTCTCGTTCCACCGAATGCAAATGATATTCTAACTGAACAATCTCCTGAAACTGTTCAAAGATACCAGGATTTCGCAGTTCTTCAAAGAGATGGCTGGCGGGTCCGACTTCATAGGTGAGAAAGGGTGCGCGGGGCTCGCAAGTGAGGGAATAGGCAACTGCGGGAACGGGCTTATCGGCACTTGTCATTTCACAGGTAATAAGGGAAAGACCACTTGTATAGATGCGTGCTACACGGGGAGCGACATCTGGTACCTGTAGAGTAAGGGAAGTTACTCCATCCATTTTCACGGCCAGACCCTTGCGTCCTTCCGATAATGGATCCTGATGAAAGATGTCATGATCAATATGTGCAGACTGATTGACAGCAATCCAGGCGCCATCTTTGGCAGTGACCTGACATGTCATATTCCCCTTCAAACGAATATCGGTGAGTTGAAGCATTCCGTTGATAAGCGGCGAAGAGGACTCGTAGTAGCGGACGATATCGGGTTGGATCATTCGCTGAAGAAATCCGAGTATGAGATGAGGATTTCCAGGGGCGGTCACAAACCAAAAGACCTCCACACCCTGATAGTAGGGCGCACGACGAATGAGTTGTTCGGGAGTGACGCCCAGAAATTGCATCATGGCCTCTCTCTGAATGGAATAGTCTGTACTATTCGTCTGTGCGCGAAGATGACCCAGATATTGTTTCACGGCACCGAGTGTTCCCATGGAGTGATAGAGGTGAAGATTGGTATCCTGGGGATAGGCGGTTCCGCGACTCTCACCTCCCATGGCACGAAAGAGTTGTTGAAGACAGGCACGATCAAAGGGGGCGGCAAGGGTATCTGCCAGATCGGAACAGAAGGGATAGGACTCCACATTTCTGGCTTCCTGGATGCGTGGAATGGGCTTATTTTGAAAGGCCAACCCTTGGGTGGGTTCGCGTAAGACTTGGCTAATAGCAGTGGGATCATGAAAGGAAAGAGGAGGTGAAGTAACAAATTGAAAGAGAGCCTCGGGTTTGACTTCGTAGGAGGGAAGAGGAGGAGCGACTTCAAGAGCCTGTTGCATGGTTCCTTTCATGCGAAATTCAGTAGGACAGACGGCATGATCGACGCGCTGATAGAAGAGGGGAGATGCTTTATCATTTTTAAACTGGTGTTTCTGCTTGGCGTTCTCGAGATCGAAAAACCATTGTTTCTGCTCTTGGGCTCGTAACTCCGCTTGTAGGGGATCGGGTGGAGCAATTCCGTTGGGTTGCTGTTGTTGTGGGATAGGTTGTGGTTGTGGTTGTGGGTATAGTTGTTGTGGTTGCTGCGCTGAAGGTTGTAGTTGCGGTGGTTGCTGTGCTGAAGGTCGTGACTGCACAAAAGGTGGCAATGTGGTTTGCGAAGCCAAACCGGATGGCTCCACCTGTAAGGTATGGAATAATGTCCGAAACATCCCTATTCTTATTATCTTTAGTATTTATCACAACATACTACATATAATAATTCATACAAGGGTCTAATAGTTGTTATCGGGGCGGATTTGAGGGAGGGAGTCCATTTCGCGGGTAATGATGCGAAACACGAGATTGAGCTGCTTATTCAAGTTGATGAGGCGAATGGGTGACTGTAGACCAATACCAAAAGCATTCAAGGTATTGCCAAAGGTAGTGCCAAATGGATTGACTGCAATGCTACCCGTGGTTGGATCCTGGTATCGAGCCTGAATGATAATAAAGTTTGCATAGCCCACATTGTTTGCTCCATCCAGTATGGTTGTAGTTGTAGGGCTAAATGCGATTGCAACAACAATATGGCCCTCAGGACGATTAATCCAATTAGAGAAGGAACGAAGCTGCTGTCCATAGGTTGGATCATTTAGTGCGGCATCTGAATAGGTATAACCACTGATTTGAATACGATCTCCTACACAGACTTCAAACTTACTAAAATAGGTTACTGTATTGATGAAGAAATTTCCAGGATTACCCGTTGGAGAGCCGGTGCTATCTGGAACCGTTACATTGTATGCGGATCCACCCGGATTCATATTTATATTAAAAGGAAAGACAGTACCAGCGTTAGTCGAAGATGCAATAATACCACCAATGTTAAAAGTATCGGGGCTGTTACTGACGAGTTCACCATTGGGGCGAAGAATTTCTATTGTCAATTTCTGCAAGGTAGAAAGCGGCGTAGGATAGTACTCCTTTTGACACTTCAAAAACTTCGGGATCATTGCCAGAAATCCTTTGGTGCAGGTGCTTTGTTTTACAGTATCCGAAATCCATGCGGCATCATACTGTAGAACGCCGAAGCTTCGATCCAGAAAGTTGTCCGTTCCATAGTTGTTATTTTCAAGCTCGGCCACACGAACAATGACATAGGGCATATTTAGAATATTGTCCTGGTAGTCAGTTGTGGTTGTTGCGCTGCTCTTACGATCGATCGTCACATCCAAACTTTCACCAGGCATAATGGCCTTCACCAACTCAATGCGTACAATATTCTTAAACTTCTGCTGAGATGCCAGATTCGGGCCAAAGCTCTGTCCGTTCGCAGCGGGATCAAAGTTCACCGTAAACTGATATCGATTCTCCTTGTTGTTTCGCAGCCAGTCACGATCCGCCGAATAGACAAAGAGGTTGCTCTCAATTTCGCGATAGCTAACCACCTTATCCTCGCGCACCACATAATTCTGTGGCAAATGAGTAATGGCAGCAGATGCCAGCTGAGGCTCAACAATCGTGGGATTAGCATTCGCTTGACCGAGACCGCGTGGATCGGGAGATCCTGTCATGGTATCAAATGAACCAATGGGGGCAAGCATAAGCTCGCGGCGATCAGGTAACACTGTGAGGGCAACATCCGATCCCGCAAAAGGTGCTTGCGATGATGCTTGTGCAGAAGCTCGTTTGGACAGAACCAGCTCCATATTGCGATTCTGTTGATCCTGCTGGGTTCGAAAGGAGGAATCCGCCTGAACACGCCCCTGTATGCCCGCTTCCGCCTTCATCATGTCGGTAGACTGCTGTGCATTACGAAGCATCTCCATCTCACGCTGTTTCTTGGCACGCTCAAACATTTCAGCGGCAGGCGGCCCATCCTCCGTAAGAGAAATGCGAAAATCGGGTGTGGAGGGAGGAAGTGCTTTCACCTCATTGCGCTCCTGTGTAAGACGCTCAAAACGCTGCGAGGTCTCCTGAAAAAGTCCATCATCCATCACTTTTTTGACTGGATTGGTGTTCTTGGTGATTTCTTTGCGCTGAAGGTACTGTGAAAAATCCTTCGAGGTTGTACTAAGGACCTCCTTATTGAGAACAGGAAGGGGCTTGTTGCCCTGTTTTTCATACACCTGATTCAAGTAATGCTCGAGTGTTTTAGAAAGGCGATCTACTTGCTGATCCGTAAGGGCTGCACCATTTTTCTCCTGGAAGTCCTGCATCAATACGGTTTGAAGTGTTCGATAATTCTTTTCACTAAAGAATATCGCCTGAGTTGCTCCATTCGATTGGACCGGGCGAGACATTTACTAACTGTATCCGATAAATCTTTTATATACCTTTTCGTGCGACAGCATGAATATGAAACTCATCTCAACTTATTTTGCAAACAAGATCTGACGTAATTCCAACATCATTCCATCATTCACAGCATCTTTACAGAATTCATCAAATGGAATGTCATTCATCATACAAACAATAAAATACATGCTAAACATACCGCATTCGGAATTGCCATATTGAAATCGGCGGGCGTTGTATCCTAATTTGCAGCTTGGAATCTGAAGAGTAAAGGATCGCATGAGTCTGGCGATCAAGGCAGGCGTTTTGTATCCATAGGAGTCAAAATACGATATTTTCGGCTCTTTGATATCCTTTAAGTTGATATAGAGTCCCACCCAATGGCTCCCTCCTTTGAAATGAGGGTCCAGATTGAAAATAACACCGATACCACGGGTTCCCTCCTCATATTCGCTTGTCAAGTTCATATCACACAATTCATTGTATAGACACTTAGGTTTATCCGTTTTGACATAGGGGTCGGGAGCAGAGAAATCAATGGGAAAAACACCGATAAACTTAAACCAAGGATACGCTACTTCGTATTGTTTCATGACATGCATAATATTAAAGTTATCGAGCCACATATCGGGATCATCCTTCCATGCTTTCGGTTGTCGTGGGCGCAGGTATTGTTTACGGAGATCTTTCTTTACAGCATCATCTAATGGCGCGCGATCTAAAAGGCAATGTTCCTCACCTGGTTTGCAGTCATATTGCTGAAAGAGAGCGTCTTTGCTGGAAACTTGCTGCTTACTTTGAAGTTGATCATAGACCGACTCGGGTAAGCAAGTTGGTTGAGAGGATGTCAGACCAGGATGGCATCGATGAAAGTCGGTTAAGGCCAGCTTTCTCTTCTTGGTTCGTCGTTTATGAGCCCTTTGTTTATGAGTCCTTCTTGCATGAGTACTTCGTTTGTAAGCCCTCCGCATCTACTAGATAGATAATAAAAGCGAATAGAAATAGACATGAGTTCGGATCCCATATGTAAATATGATTTTTCATACTCCAATATTTTTGTTATGATAGGCCGCATGTTACTTATATTAGGCTTTGTCCTTTCTATATTGCTATTTGATCGAGGTAACATTCTATCACCCCATGCATTATTATCTTCACCTACAGGTCTTACGGTTCCTACGGTTCCGATAGTTCCTAAGTCATCATAAATAAAAAGGAATAAGAATAGAATGAGTATGGATAGCATCGGTAAGTATATTGGAGAACATCCAGAAATTATTATTGCAAGTGTATTTGGCCTTATTGCAATGGGTCTATTTATTGCAAATATATCCATGTTAGCACAAAATGGTGTTATGGCTGATAGTTACTCTGATCTCAAAGGACAAATCTCATCCATTTGGTCGTTGGGTGGAGTAGGAATTGTATTTAGTACCCTCGCTATCTGGATCTTCTGCAACCAGTCAGATCAGCCTTCCTCCATCTTTATTGCCTTAATTTTGTCCTCGCTTGCGATTTTCATCTCCTATTGCGCGATGGCAACAGCCGTTATTGTGAAGAAATAAGCCAGGTAGATGGGACAGAATGATGAAGACGCAACCGTAATTCTCCTTTATTAATAATTTGTGAAATGCCCTGAAGGCGAATGACACACCGAATCACATCGCCTTTTTTGAGATCTGAAATTGTACAATGTGTGCCGTTCTGTTTTTTAACCTGTACGGTGGGATAAATAAAGAGTGACAAAACGGATCCATCCAGTAAAAAATAAAAGAGGCGCTTCACAAAATCATAGGATCTATTTTTTTGGTTGAGAAAACTCTGCTGATGAACATAAATCGTACTAATCAAATATTCATGAAGTATATTGATTTTCACTTGAAACATATGATGATCCGACAAATCCAAGCGCAGACGCGAGGTTTCAGGATGATAATCAAGCACGGTGAGCGGCGGTGACAAAATGGATACATCTTGAAAATCAATCGAGTGATCCTTGTATGAAAGACGGGCAATGGTTTTGCCAAAACGATCCATTTGAAATGGTGTAATATGAATATTACCGACTTCAAATGCTTGATAGGGGATGGATAGAATCATAATTAGATAACCTACATGGCATCTATTTAAATCGTTGCTATTGAATCTAAAGATCATTGCATCCATATCATATAGATGGGGTATATGAATTCTGAAACAATAGAGGAGGCGGCGGCGTCCCTTGTCTCTCTGCATGATACTCTTCGTGATTCCTGTTGCACTCGAGTGACGACCTATTGCAAATGGTATGTTAGCACCAGCATTACCTATGGCAGAAAATGGTTCGCGATTGGTAAGGAATTCCTACTATCTATGAATCCAGCCAGAGAGAAGTATAAATCAGGGAACGCTATACGAAGTGTGCCGCCGTTGGTGGCTTAAACATGTTAAAAAGTGTAAGAGTAAATGACGCAGCCACCGAGCTACGCATGGCGAGGTTCAAGTGGATGTGGAAAACGAACCCAGCTGCTCGATTTCATACGAAAACAGTCGCAAAATCTGGGGCTACCCTTTGAAATCAAAACAGGAACCTGGTTTCTGAATAAGCAGACGAATGGTGGCGATCCAGACGAAGACGATGATGCCACGGGGAAAAGCATTCCTTATGAGGAATCCCAGATGCATTTGGGCTTTGATGTAGCGCGCATGTCAATGTCTGACAAGGTCTTTCTTCAATCCATTTTGACGCGTTGGACAGGCCAACAGGATGTCTGTCTTATGTCCTCCGCCCTTCAGACGCGCTATTTGGTGCTTTATCACGCCCATTTTCTAACGGATGAGTCCGTGCTCCAATTGCAAGAATGCCTCGAACAATATCCGACCTTTTCCATTTTACTCACCACTGAATTCCCCATTTGCGGCCGTCTTCGTGATTTCTGTTTTGAGATTCCTGTGGTGGGAGAGGACCGATTATTGGCGGCCTATACCAAGAGGGCCCATCTAACAGAAACGGATGTATGGCTGACACATTTTAAGAAAACGATTGATGAATGGTCGCAGAATTGGGAGGCGGATCAGGGTGCCTCCAAGATTGCGGATGTGCGGAACTGGATTTATACTTGTCTTCAGAGGAATCTTCGCTGGACGGATGTGATTATGTACTGGATTCATGCCATTTATGATACGGCCTGGATTACACCTGCCATGCGTGCGGAACTACTCTCCACCTTGTGGCATGCGGAGTCGGGTTCAGGCTGGGTTCTGGTAACATCGTATCGAATCCCCATTTTATGGGAGCATGTACATTTGCAGTTGGCCCGCCAATTCTATCTGCTTCGTCATAAATAATCCCGATGTCAAATAGAATGTCTCTCTTGCTGGAGGGAGTAAGGACACAGATTGAACAAGAATATGAAAAACCAGCTCCATCATGGAAAATCATTCCCAATATGGCACAGACGGATCTGGAGTACATGCAAAAGGAATGTAGCAAGGACTCCGAGTTTGATCCCATGAATGCACGAAAGACCATGCTTCATCGATTTGAAACAGGTAAAGCACCATGTGAAGTGCGAGAATGTGACTATGGTCGCGTCATTGTGATCTATGATGGTGAGGAACAGAAGAAGGATCTTCCATGGGGACTCTGGGGACGAATCCTGCGTCGATATACGGAAAAAGGGAGCAAACCCTTTCGAATCTTCTTCTTGGCAAGCCCGCATGTGCGTTTATTTCCAAAACGGTGGTTTCGTGAGCCGAATACGCATGTGGGAGAAGAGATCAAGCCGCAGCATATTAATGGCGGATATACTTATCACTGTAATCGCGAAACCATTATGATTTATCGCGCGGAGGATGCTACGCGTGTTCTTCTCCATGAATTGATGCACTCGTGTTGTCTGGATAAGATGGAAAAGGGAATCGATCAGGTGGAGGCGGAAACGGAAGCCTGGGCGGAATTGCTCTATATTGGCTTCTTATCCCAGGGAAAGGCACCCCTCTTTCGACGATTGCATCAGCGCCAATCGGACTGGATGCGCGTTCAAGATTATGCTGTTAAAGCCCACATCAAGAATCCGCGCGATTTTCCGTGGAGGTATACGATTGGGAAGGAGGAAGTGTGGGGACGGTGGGGCATTTTGTTACCGATTTCGGCCTATGAAAAAGAGGCACAAATGTCCTTACGGCTCACGGCGCCGCCGAGCGATACCATCAAACGGCGGTTCCATGTTAGTCCAAAGTCTACCATCCTATAAATTTGATCGCAGTCATTCACATGCAAATAGATAGAACACATGGGTATAAAAGGTCTGTTTCAATTCTTAAAACGATTTGAAACAGAAGTTTCCATTTCCGAGGCGGTCAAGAACCGTGCCGTTGGCATCGACCTCTTTTGGTTTCTCCACCATTGCAAAGGAGACATTATCATTCTTCAAACCTACTTATCCCCTCTTTTAATCCATGCCTCCGAGGTTCATTGTGTCATCGATGGAACTCCGTCTTTGAAGCGAAAAGAGGAATTACAGGAGAAGGATAAGAAGCGGCAAGAGATTCTGCATACCATTCAAGAAATCAGGACGCATACAGAGAATTCCATCATGGAACCAGCGGATCGACTTCGCCTAGAAATGCATCTCAATCAGCTAATAAGGCAGGCATGGAAGCCAGGATTCCACTTTATTATGGAGGTCCTATCATGGTTGGAGTCAAAAGGCTGCCAGATTCATCGTGCAGAAGATGAGGCGGACGATCTGCTGATTCAGATGGAGAAAGAGGGCCAGATTGAGATGATTGTGACACATGATTCCGATTTGCTAACCATGGGATCTCGTTCCTTACTCCGAATCTATGATCCAGAGAGAGGAGGGTGGTTTGTACGAGATGAATTATGCGCGAAAGTGGGATGCACCTGGAAGCAATGGGATCATTTCATGTATCTATGTCGTCATCGAAAAGAGCCTGATCTTCTTCTCGCTTATTCTCTTATCCGAGTGTATCATAACGCGGATGAGATTCTTGAACGATATGATCTTCTTAATACGCCGAATCCATAGGGGTAATTGGCTCAATCTGAAAACAAAATGTTCCGCCTGTAATGGTAAGACCTGTACCTGTCAGATCCGAAAAGAAGATATTAATCATACAAGCGGATCCTTCGGTAAGAGAGGTTGTATCAAAAGTATCAACAATGGTACCACTTGCAATTCGCTGACCTGATTGGTTGATAAAGGAATTCATATAGTAATAGGGAGGATGAAATGTCTCACCTAATACAGAATTAACACTCATATAGAATCCTCCTGCATAAAAGTCGACAGTAGAAAAGAGAAAGGAGAAGGATCCATTGACTCGAACTTGATCCCATGTAGAAGGAACGAGAAAGACAGAGGTAGCAATAATGGAGTTACCGTTGGGTATAATCGTGATAGGAGCGATTGTGCCACAGATGTAAAATGGAGCAGAACGAGGTCCTGGGGGGCCTATATCACCAGCCGGACCGGTAGGACCTGTACCCACTAAAATGGGTGGATAACGCGGACCTGGAGGGCATGTTGAGCAAGAGGAACAGGATGATGGAGAGGGATATTGTGGATAGGAAGGCTGCGGATAGGGAGGCTGCGGATAATGCTGTTGCGGATAAGACTGTTGCGGATAAGCAGGAGGTGCAGATTGACAAGAGGAACAGCCAGGATAGGACATGATCTACTAATTATATCATGATCTATTATTTTTATAAAAGGGAAGCACATGTAATACGAATGGACTGTTTCCATAAGGACCATCGCTTACTGACCTCTTGGCGTATCGATTCAGATTGTCCTTGCTGAATCGCAAGAAGAGGCTCTGTCCATGGATACAACGAGGATAATCCCATGTGTTCTTCTATCCATCCCAGATAGCCCTTATCGGTAATGGTCGTAATGGGTAGTGCGCCTGCTTCCAGTGCCTCGTATAAACGAAAAGTCTCCACATGATTTCCTCGTAGAATCGGGCAAAATTTACTATTGCCGAGAATAGACAAATATTCCTCTTTTGGTGTCATGGTGGTATGATTCCAATCAGGCTGGAACCGACAACTGTGTGGCTCGATTGTCATCAGTGGTTCCAACTGTTTTGATCGATCAAACCAATCCGTCCCATGAAAGCTCCATATCCATTCGCGTTCCTCCCATGTTTTGTTAGTAGTGGCACGATAATGATATCCAAGAGGGATAACAAAAAGGCGAGGATGACGTGGAAGCGCACGAGGATAATTGCGAATGATAGTCTTACACATCGAAAGCCCATAGAAGGAAAGGGAATCCGCTCCAAATTCGTCGCTCAAATGGAGTACATGAAAGGGGATATTCTGTTTTTCAAGGGATAGGAACAATGCCTCACATGCAGCAATGTGAGGGCGCTGAACCAGAAACCAGGAGTTGGAAGGCAATTCTGTTACAATGGGCCGACAATGAATGGTAACCTGTAGCATATCCTCGAGCCATTCGCGCTCATAGAGATCAAATGTGCCATTGGATGGGAAATGATAGATATTCATATGGGAAAATGGGGCAAATTCCTCTTTCTGAAAGCACTCATTGTTATTACAAATGTCACTGTCAAATGTGTCCGTGCGCTGAAGGTCATTAAAATGAGAGGTACAATAGGCGGGATCATCTTCTTGAAAACACCGTGTTAGAAATGGCTGCACGATATATTTGGTTAATCCTACAGATGGATGCATAATCAAATGATCATAAGGTGCAAATAATTTCTGATGAGAACGAGTAAGATAGGCTACTAATTTTTCGGCACCAGATCGGGTGAGTACATAGCTAAATGCACATAAATGGAAAATGGGAAGTGGAGTCTGACTAAATAAGCAATTGGGCAAAATCGAATAGCAGTCATTCGTAACTTTCTGTAACACATTTTGAAGACCTGCACGATTAGGCGGCAAGATACCCCCCAGATAGACAAGATCAGCATCCTTGGGTACATCGATGCGGCTCCATCGTTCTCGCCATCCTGGTTCAAATCGTACATCATCTTCTACGATCAAAAAGGAATCTCCTTTTTCCTGAAGAATCTTCTTCCATATCGAAACATGACTTAGCATGCATCCCATGACTGACTTTTTCCATTTAAAATTATTATGTTGAAACAGTTGATACATTTCAGGAGTCAAAGATAGTTTGCGTCCATCCACTGCAGAAATGCGCTCTGCGCAAGCTAGTGACGGCTCTGCTTCCAATAGACTCTTCCAGCGATCGGCGCGTGAATCCAGATTGACAACATACACTTTATCCCAGCCCGATTTTGGCTGAATGAGCCCCATGAGCCGCCGACTCATTCCAGAAAGTAGCGCAAGTGCTTTCTGTTTCTTCTCCTCATCCAAAATGGGTGTCGCCGCCATTTT